CATAATCTCCCAATCTTCTGGAGTTACAACATTCTTAAGGAGTAGTTGAGTGCGAAGCATATCATTAAACATATTTGCAAAACGCTTTCTTAGGCGTCCGACAAACTTAGAAAACTTAAGTTCATCTCTTAGAATTTCTGATGAACGTCCCAGATTGAATCCATCACCACCACCAGCAATTCTGGATTCTGGAACTCCAAGTGCCCTATAAAGTTTTTTCTGGAAATATTCAATATCTGAAAGTTCGCCAAGATTTTGACCACCAGGTAGAGTTGTTATTTCAGTTCCCCTACCACCTTCTCTTCTTGGAAGCCAGAAATCCTCAAGCATACTCATATACTTGCGATCATCACGAACTTCACCTGTCTGTGCATCATAAACTAATTTATTGCGGTAGCGACTCATAACCTCCTTGAGGTATTGCTCTGCTTTTACCTTTGGAAGATTGCCAACATCAATATAAAAAATACGACGCTCTGGTGCTCTGGATAATCTGTAAATCACCAGAGAATCTTCAATCATTCTAAGTTGATTGAGTGCCTTAATTGATTTGTGGAGATATGATAGTACTGTTCCTTTATTTCTATCTACTAATCCAGAAGTGCAGTAAGTAACAGAATCTTTTGCTATCTTTACCGAATTCTTTGCTGATGAACTAAAAGTACCTGAGGGATAATTAGTGGTTGGAGTATAGATAAAATATTCTTCAATTTCTGGATATGTAACCTGATTTACATTAAAATTGGTAAGTGCAGATAAATTTGGTCCAGAATTATTATTTGTCTTTTTTTCCTGACGAACGTGCTTCATCTTCATAGGATCAATATATCTCAATTCCTGAATCCCATCTTCAGGTTTCTTTACATCAATAATTTTGAGATAAAATAATCTTCCGTCAACATACCAGTTTTTAAAAATTTCGTGAGACTTCTTATCGAAGTCCATAATTTCTTTGATGTGCTTAAATTCTTCTCTTATAACTTTTTTTAGTTTATCGCTCGCATTCAAATTTGATAGTTCTATTTCTACTGGAGAATCATATAAGTCACTTACAATTGCTTCATTAACAACATCTTCAATTGCTCCATCACATTCTGGATGAAGAGCCATCTCACGATATCTTCTAATTAGATCATATTCAGTTCTGTAAACACCTTCAATATCAATAGTTTGCCCATAAAAACCCGATTGGATATAATGATCAACCCCGTCCTCATTATTAGGAGGAACGGGGGAGACTATAGATTTGGATTTTTTTTCATTATCCTCAATTGAAAAACCAAAAAGTTTCGCCATCTTATAAAGTATGCTTACCTGTTATAGTTTATTTAGTTGATATCTTCGCCACCAGCAGCAGGAGAATCACCCTTGACTGCTTCCCACCAGAGAACTTGCATTTCTACAGTAAACTCCTGAATTGCATCAGTTTCATATGCTAACTGAATTGGACTGATATTTGTTGGAAACAAATCATAGAAATGATATGCTCTTAGAGTTGAACCATCACGATCTAAGTGGTAAACAAATGCATCTGCCTGATATAGTGCAGGATCAGTAACTCCAGTGTTATCAGAAACTCGGTTGATTACATTCATCCAATTTTCAAATGCCGAACGAATGGCAAAATCAGTATCGTTAATGACGGTAATCGTCCAACTTTCAAAGGTGCGGTCTCCTGCTAATTTTAGAGTTCTTCCTCTAAAGGCAACTTCCAGTGGAGTCACCGTTGAACCTGGAAGTGCCGCCGTTTTGACTAAAAATCTAGACTTGTCGAGAACATTAGTGTCAGCAGGAGCAGCATCTGGGAAAGAAAGAACAACCTCAAAGAGGTTACTTCTAGCACCACCACCAGACAACTTACTCTTGAAGTCCGTAATCTTCCTTAAAGGGGGTGGATTTAATTGATTTCTGGTTGCCATAGTTTTTAACCTCTGTTAATTAAAAGTTGCCGATTACTTCTTCAAAATCAACACCAGTCTTGGTGGCAATAAAGGTAAGACCGATAAAGTTAATCGATCTTGCTGGTTTAATGTAGATGTCTGCTCTAAACTCATTAGCATCAATAACTGCTGCTGTGTTATTGGTTTCATCAGCAATTACAACATAATCAAAGATACCTCTCTTTGCCTGAACATCACGCAAGAATGGTTCAATAGTATTTACAAAATTAGTTCTTGTAATTTCATCGTTAAACTCAAACAGTACATCCCTAGCAGCACGAGAAATAGCATCCTCAAGGTAGATGAAGAGTCTGCGAACATTAATACGATCAAATGCCGATGTTCTTCCTAATCCAGTCTTATCACCGAACAGAATAATACCTGCTCCCGGTGAGAAGATGATTGGATTGATTCTATTAGTGTAGAGACGATCTCTCTGAGACTTACTTGGAGTATAAGCAAGTTTAACAGCATTTAAGATGGCACCTCTTGAGGTTCCTGCTGGAGAATACCAGGGGAAGTAATTAATGTCACTACGGGCACACAGACCAGCAATATCACCATTTAGAGGTGCGTATCTATAAATATTTGCAAATCTGTCGTACATATACTTGTATCCAGAATCAAATACTGCATAAGATGAAGATGCTACGGAAGAGAAGAAACTAATTACATTTCTGGTGATATCTTCTGGTGCCGTAGGTAAGTCTCCTTGTAGTGGATTATCTGCAAGAGCGGCACCTCTATATGGAGTAATAAAGGCAACTGCATCCTTTCTAAGTTCGGCAACCGAAATAAGTTTGTTTGCCAGTTCTTGTGCAGTTTCTTTTGCATAACCAGCAGATCCCATCAATAAGAAATCTACTTTGATATCTTCCGTATTTTCAAATAAATCGTATCCGTCCTTCAATTCTGCTAGAGTTGCGGTAAGAGCACCGGCAGTTCCAATTCCAGTTTGTCCATTATAGTTACGACCACCTGCTAAGGTGTAAGTATTAGCACCTGCGGCACCGAAAATAACATTTTCTGCTGGTTGGTCCCATCCATTATCTGTTGTTGGATCAAACTGATTTGGGTCGTATCCTGTCGTGGTAAGTCCTGCAGGAGATCCTCCGGCAAAGATATTTGCAGAACCGGCAGCAATATACTTTCTCCAATAAGAAGTACTTCCGGCAGAAAACTCAGCATCAGTTGCCTTAGAAAGACCTAAATGCTTCTCAAGAATTGTTCCAGAATTGCCAGTAACTGTTCCTAAGTCGTCAATAACGACTACGTGAACTTCATCAAATCTAGATCCTCTTGGTTCTGCGAATGCCGAAGTTCCTGGTGCTGGTGCTAAATTATTCCACTGGATGTTGGAGTTAGTCAGAGTAATGTATTGCTGACTAAACCAATCAATTTCTGATGTATAAGTTGTGCTTCCCAACGTAACCAGAGAAGCACCAGTTGTTACGATTCCGACAGTTCCAGATTCGGTAAAACAATAAGTTCCGTCTTGCTGATAATCAACAATTGTTTCTGTATTTCCGGAGGATACCTTACTTAAAATCTTAACAGCAATTGAACTGGCACCAACCTCAGTAATGATTCCTTTTAGATAAGAACCAGTTAAAGATATGGAAGTACCCGTTCCAACATCTGCTTTTCCGGTAAGAGATTGAGTTACACCATAACCAACTCTGGCAAGTGTAGTTACAATACCACTTAAAATTTGGTCTGCCTTCGAATCAATAATTGCTACTTTAATTCCGTTTGCCCAAGAACCAGGATTTCTTGCTGCTACAGTAACATTAGTAATGATATTTTCGTCATATCCCAATTCCTCATAATGATCTAAACTTTTAATTTTAACGCTACTTGCAGTCCCTACAAAGGCATTTTTGATGTCAGTGTCGTCTGCTCTGACTACCTGCAGTGAACCGCCATACGAAAGGTAGGATGAAGCAACCATCCAACTTTCATAGTGCTTATCTGTTGAATAAGGTTCGCCAAAATTATTCAGCAGATCATTTTCATTCTCTACTAAGGTTGGCGAATCTACAGGTCCCTTTGCGAAAGGTGCAACAATTGCCCCAATCTTATTGGAAGCTGGTTGGACTCTACCA